CCCATCCTGCTGCACCTGGTAATGCTGTTGCCGCACGTACCATATCACTTTGAGGATGTGATTTATGCTGGCTCATAGCGTCTACCATGGTATACATATTAGCAGCAGTCATTCCTGCCATAGCAACCTTTTTGGCCTTATCTCTTAGTGGACCTTCTTCAAGTTGGTCGTTTGTTCTACCTTTTGGTGGTGCATCAGAGGTACCTTCGTATCCTACATTACCGCCTAGTTCATCCAACTTTGCTTTAACTCTTGTTCTTGCTTCTTGTATAACAGTATTGGCCTTTAAATGATGATTTCTTCCAGTTCTTATTTCAGTTGGATTAAAGTGATTAAATCCTAATGCCTTGTTATGGTGATCTAAATGTGCTTTTTGTATATTCATCAACTTGTCTTCTTGATCAAGTTGATAGGCATTAACATTGTTACTAATGTATTGGTGTTCTTCACCTTTAGCAGGACCTGCCTCAATAGCACCAGTATGTGTATGTTCTTTAATCAATTAAACTATCCTTATTTAGTTCTACAAGAATACCATTTTCATTGATAAACCTGACACTACCTTGTGGGTCGGTGTATTGATTATTACCAACGTAAACCAAACCTAAATCTCTTGCTTCTTTAGCAACTGTCTTTTTCTTAGGTGCTGGTTTCTTAGAAGGTGTCTTGGCAACAGGTTTTTTATTTTTAATTTTTTCCAACTCAATCTTCTTATCCATCATTTTGGATTCATGGTCTTTGTTGATCAGTTCATTCTTACTAACAGGTTGCTCTTCGGTATTTTTATCAATCTCTTGCTGAATAGCAGCCTGCTGGATTTGTTGTTGACCTTGTAATGCCAATTGATTCTGCTGATCTTGCATCTGCTGGTCTTGCTGAGCCTGCATTTGCTGGGCCTGCTGTTGAGCAAGAACGGCATTTTCTTGTTCCATCTGTCCGTTAATTTCTTCCATATCTTCGTCTGACTGTTGAAGAATGTTCTTACGAACCCATTCAATACTTACATACTTACCAACAAACGGATCAACCGCGGCCAATAGTGTAAATCTATTGGTCATTAACTCAGCATCTTTTAGTTCATCAAAGTTATTATCTTTTTTGAAGTCGTAGAAGATATCTTCCTTGAACTCTTTCCATTCCTCTTCGGTACATACTTTTTTGAGTACCAACTGGACTCTTAGTAGGTCATCAAATAGAATGGAGAACTTATTACGAAGACGTTCAATGAACTTTGTGAACTTTAACTCATCTCTGGTGATTTCTGTTGATCTACCTAGTGAAAATCCTTGCTGTGGCTCTAAACGACCAATAGGAACATTGAGTGAACGGTATAGTTTAGATTGGAAATACTTAACGTCTTCTAGTTCACCAAGGTTACGGGCACCTTCTAGTGTAGAGATTTCTGTACCTTTAGATCCTTCACGGCGTGGTAACCAAAAATCTTCCAACATTGATAGATGTTTGCGGTCGTCTTTGATTTCACCTGTTGAGGAGTCATACACCAACTTATTACGGTATTTGACCATAATATCACGCACATATTGGTCAGCCTTGACAGTTGGCATATTACCTACGTCAATATAGAATACACGACGCTCCGGTGCGCGGGAGAGGCGATAAATGACGGTTGCATCTTCAACCATTCTAAGGTTGTTAAATGGTTTAATGGCCTTATGTAGATAGGAAAGGACCATTGTTTGTTTTGGGTCCATTAGACCAGAATTGACGTTTACGATGGAATCTGGAGCAATCTTTGAACCAAGGTTAGAACCAGAACCAATCATACCTCTTTCGTTGTAGAGGTAATACTCTATTTGCTTTTTGATCAACTCAATACCTGTATTCGGATCACGCATCTTTTGGATTTCGCGGATCTTACGAATACGGCGAGGATCAATATACTTGACCTCTTGAATACCATACATAGGTTGGGTTTCATCTATGACGATATGATAATACAATCTTCCATCAACGTAATAACGGCGAAAGATATCGTGTCCCATATTATTAAAATTAAGGACTTTTAAAATGTAATTAAACTCATCTTCAATACGTTTCTTAATACCAGCAGGAACTTTAAGTTCATCCATGTTGATTTCAACACATTGGCCGCCATCTTCAATAACGATTGCTTCATTGACGATTTCATCAATCGCTGTTTCCATTTCTGGTTGAATAGCAAGTTCTCGGTATTTTGTGATTAGTTGTGTTTCGTTTCGGAAAGTACCATCAAGGTCTACATAAGTTCCATAATAACCGGCACCAGCAACCGTTACCGCTCCGTCATCATTCATCGGGAGGGTAAATGATTTTTGTTTTGGTTGTTCTAGTTGAGCATCTTCTATCTTCTTGGGGGTGCCAATTTCAAAGCCAAATAATTTCACTATGTAATCCTTTACTTGATTGAAGACCCGTGGAGTTTTGCTCCACGGGTTTAGTTATATTTATGTTACAAATTATGCGCCAGAAACGTCTGTTGTTTGAACAGGGAAGGCGGATTCCCACCACTGGTAGGCAAATGTAACACCAAATTCTTCAATCTGATCACCTAATGACCAATCAAGATCAATAGGAGCAACGTCGGTTGGAAAACAACCGATCATTTTATATTCTTTAATAACTTCACCTGTTTTAGCATATTGTCTAATTGTAGCATCGGCCTGATAAGTTGCCATTGTTGCTAACACAGGGTTACGAACGTTCGTAACGTGTGAGTTAAGGGCACTCATCCAAAGTTCTAGGTTATTACGAATGAGAAAGTTCTCATCGTTGATAACTGTGAATGACCAATCAGTAAATGATCGTGTACCAGCAACTTTGATCTCACGGCCAAAGTATGAAACGCTGATAGAAGATATTGTGTCTCCAGGTAGGGAAGATGCTCTTGCTTTGAAATTAATCGCAGCTGATGTAAGAGGTGTAATACCTGGTGCTGGAGGCATGTTTAATGTAATATCGAATAGACTGGCGCGGGCACCATCATCGATAAGACTTGCTCGGAATTGTTGAACGTCGAAAGCCATTTGTTTTTTCTCCTTTTCCTAATTAGGCGCCTGTTTTGCCAACAACTTCGGAGAAGGCAACTCCTGTACCAACGGCAACAAAGTTCAACTGAATGAAGTTAATTGCGCGAGCTGGTTTGATATAGATGTCACCAACGAACTGATTACGGTCGATGACCTCTGGTGTATTGTTAGTGGTATCACAAACGATTTGGTAATCGAAGATACCTCTTTTACCTTTAATGTCTCTTAGGAAAGGATCCACAAGGGCAACGAACTGAGCGCGTGTGAACTCATCGTTGAACTCGAATAGTGAATACTTAGCAGCGTTAGAGATTGACTGTTCTAGAAGAATAAACAATCGGCGAACGTTGATACGATCAAATGCTGATGGTTTAGCAGTTAGAGTTTTATCTCCATAAAGAACTGTACCAACACCGTTCATCTGAACTACTGGGTTGATTGAGTTTTTATAGAGGTTATCACGATAAGCTTGATTTGGTGACCAAGCAAGTTGTGTAACATTCTTAATTAGACCACGGTTTAGACCAGCAGGTGACCACCATGAAGCATTTGTATAGTCTGTAAGGGCACAGAGACCAGCAATGTCACCGTTTAGTGGAACCCAACGGTAAACATTGTTGTATTTGTCAAACTGCTTTTTCCAACCAGAATCCATAACTACGTATGAAGATGAACCATAGAGGTTTCTTGTAGTAATGGCATTTGCTGCTTCATTACCAACTTGGTTAACAACGTCAGTTTGTTGAGGTGAAACAAAAAGAACGTGATCTTGACGAACAGATGTGATGTTGCTAAGAACATATGTTGTAACAGTTGAACTGACATCACCCATCATAAGTAGTGAAATAGGTGCCTGGTCAGCATTTAGGAAATATCCATAAGCAGTAGATTTGTTAGCATCTGATACTGTGGTTGTTGTACCGCCTGTTAGTGTTGCGGTGTATTGTGTATTTCCTTGAGCATACTGAGAATTTGACGCACCAACAATCTGGGTTGATGTAAGACCCCAAGTTGTTGTATCAGAAGACCATGTATTACCTGTATTGGATAAGGCATGATTGAGAATACGAATATACTGTGATTTCTGATCAATAACATTTAGATAGTAGTTTGATGTACCATCATCGTTTGTTGCATCAGATGCTTTAGATACATACGCAAAACGCTCTAAAACGGTATTTGGTGTTGCACTAAAGTTTCCTAAAGTATCAACAACAACGATATGCATTTCGTCATTAGCATCAGAAGCATTAACGTTAGCATATGATGCAGCATTGCCGCTAAGTGTAGTATTTGAACTGTTTAGATAGCTGCTATACAAAGCACCTTTAACAGTGTTATACACATATTGAGATGTTCCTGGAACACCATTAAAATATGGAGCATAGGCCCACTGAGCAAAAGCATTAGCATTGGCAGTAGGAAAAACAGAAACTTTAAGACCGTTACCTAATGCGCCTGGATACTTAGCAGCAAACATACCGGTATTAGCAGCAGGTGCACCCGCAGAAGCAGGTGCAGGCATATAGCTCTGTTGATAAGTATTTTCGTTTCCAATAACGACTGTCTGGTTACCAGATGTTGCGTTAAATGTTGATGTTAAATCGGCTGCACGAACAACCAATAGATTTTGTGTATATGATAGAAAGTTTGCACAAGTAAAGAATGAGGTAAAAGTGTTTTGATCTGGTTCACCGAAGGTATTTACCAGATCGATTTCATTGCTAATTGTTCTGAGTTCATTAACTGGACCCCATTTAAAAACGCCGGCGAAACCTCCAATAGTAGTAGATAGTCCTGGGACGATTGTTGTTAGATCAACTTCAGACCAGGCTACACCAGGTGATTGTAGAGTTGCCATTTTTTACTCCTTTTTATAGGTTGGAATGGTGTGTGATATCCATTTCTATTTATTTAGTATTTTCAACATTTCCATTACAACCTTGGATCCCAGTTTGGATTAGTGTAAAGACCTTCTTTTTCTACGGTCAACCATCTATCTCCACGAGAATCCACTTCAGGAGCAGGATCATCTATACCATTGTCTATAAAACCAAAAGGTGTAATCTCTCGGTCTAATATCTCCAGATTTTCGGCCTGTAGAACGGACCTAATATCTGTATTCACGGTGTCTTTGAAGACTCTCTGTGAAGTTAACCATCCAAAATGAACCAACGTCATTGCGAGGTCGTCATTACTTCCTTCTTCTGCCATAAATGATTTCTTATTGGCAGAGAAAGAAGAAAGTTCTATAATAGTATCGGCATCGTTTATTAGTAGTTTGTCATTTTCAACCAAGGCCTTTAAGTTAGCACAACCAATAAGTTTAGACTGTGCTGAAGTTTTAAGACCGTAGGCCAACTTGTTTCTGGCAGCAAACCCACCAGATACCTGGTTTCCTTGCTTACCTTTGGTTTGAAATTTTAGTAGATTATCATAACTTAACTCAAAATGTAGAATGTCTGCTACTTGTAATCCAATAGAGTTTATTTCCACAAGAACAAATGCTTCGTTGTATCGTTTTGCCACCGAATAAATGACTGTAGGAAATAATAAAGGTGCTATCTCGTTGTTACGGTATTTAGCCACCTGTCGGTAGGGTATTTCGGTAACATCAAAGACCGAGAATGTGGAGTAATCAAGACCTTGACCCTCCGCTACGTCCGCGCACAGGACATAAGTGTGTTTAGGTTCTGGTAGTTCATATACATCCAGATGGTCTTTACTCTCAATAGGTGTCTTAAATGTTAGTGTCCTTAGTTTAGCACCAGAGATAAGAGTATTAGTAGAACCAAGGAACTCACAACCAAACTCTTGATCGAACTGTCTCTGACTGGTGTTACGAATGGTTTGCTCGGCCCATTTCTGATCACGACCTGGCACCAATGACCAGTGGATCTCAATGGACTTATAGTCAGATCGTCCTTCTATAGAATCCATCCACATCTTGTAGAAAAGATTCATTCCGTTTGGAGTGGAAACGATAATGACCTTGGACTTTTGACCAGATGAAATAGTAGGATATGTAGAACTAAAGAACTCTTCAGCAATGTTATTAGGTACGAACGCAAACTCGTCCAGGAATATTATGTTAAACGAGAAACCACGGACAGAACTGCCTGAAGTGGAATCTGCCAGAACTCTTGACCCATTGGCCAAATGAATAGAACCTTTGTTCCATTCTTTGATACCTTGCTTTAGAAACATAGGTAGATACTCAAAGGCCAGTTTTAGTTTCTGTAATAGTTCACGGGCAGTTGGTGCACGGTTTGCCAAGATGGCAATCATAATGTTTTCGTTGAATAGAACTTGGTGTAACAAATATGCCACACTTGTGGTTGATTTTCCAACCTGTCGTGGTAGTTTGCAGATGGCAAATCGGTTCTCGTGGAATGTATTCAGCATATCTTTCTGAAAGTCCCACATCTTAAACGGCATCAAACCATGATCAACGTTGACGATCTTAATATATTTTGTGGCAAAGTAAACCGGATCCGCTTCACATTTCATATACTCGTTTAGTTCATGTTGTGTGAAGGAGTGTCGGTATTGTTCGCTAGGTAGATTAGGGTTATTCTGATAAGAAAATGGTAACCTAGCCATCTTCTTCCTTCTTCTTCTTTATGGCAGACAATAACTCGGCTGCTGAACCGACAAAGACTGCTTGTTCCACATTTATGGATTCTGTGTTCTTTTTACGAGGGTCGGATTCAGGATCAGGCCCTTTTAGGTCTTTAGTCATTTTTTGTAGATTATATAGGTCTTTGGTTGTATCACCAACGGTCTTGATTAGAGTAGAAACGACCTCAAACCCTCTTGCAGATTCTTGTTGCCGAGCAATCTGTGAGATTTCCTCAATAGCATCATTACCCTTCTCAATAAGGTTTCTAAGAACCTTTCTTGCCAAAAGGTAGTCTTCTTCGGCATCTGAATGTGTCTGTGGAGGTTCATATGGCATTATCTCCTGCTTTGGTGCAGCAGGAGTTTCGTGGTCAATGCCTAAGGCATCTGATAAGTTCTTCTCAAGTCCCATAATAAACCTATTTATTAAATGTTTGTCTTATTTAGTATAATATTTGTGATAATGTCCACAGTTCCACCACCAGACATTTTATATATTAAATCCTCATTCTTTGTTGTTATCTCATACTTACCAATCTTATCTAGTAATATCTCTAGATAGACATTAAGTATTGCTTTGGAGATGGCAAGAGCAATACATGAATGAATACCGTGACCAAATGCCAAGTGGCCTGAGGTATCTCTGTATATATCAAACTTATCTGGATTAGGAAACTTATTAGGGTCTCTGTTTGCGGAGTCCAGACATACTGCTACCCTATCATCAGGTTTTAGGTTAACTCCATGAACTGTAATTTCTTTAGTCACGGTTCTAGAAAATCTTCCAGTTGTCGCATGAAATCTCAAGGACTCATTTACTGCCAGAGGAATCAAAGAACGGTCATTTAACAGCATGTCTAACTGGTTTTGTCTATAAAGGTCTAGTGTCAAAAACTGTAATGCGGCAATCATTGAACCGGTACCAGAAACTATAGGTGACCCTAGAATAGATGAACTCTGAGGATTCTTTCTACCATTTTTTATATATTCTTTATAGATACCAGGACCTGTAGCAGGTATCCTTCTTTCTGCCGTTTCTACCATTCTTTTATAGTTAGCGGCCAACTTTTCATAGTTTTCGTCATAGTTCTCAATATGGTCTTTTGATGTTGAGAAAGGATTATGTCTCTGTGAATCCATAACCACACCTTTTATGTATGGTTTATAGAGAGGAAAGTTTAAAAGTTCTGTAGTAACCCAAGCACTCAACTCTTCGGTTACTTCCGAAATGTTTAGTTCTGTTTTACCATCAAACTGTTCGATTGCCTTTTTAGTGAATAAATCTGAAACTCTTTTTATATTATCTTTGCTGTAGGCATCTTTGACTACATTTTTTAAAATGTTGTGTATAGGATTATCACTAGCACCCAAGGTTGTATTAAACCTACCAGGGTCTTCTAGTAAAAGATTACCTTTTGCTGATGAGAATATATCGGGATTGTTGAGTATGAATAACACATCTTCATATCTGGTCATAACATAAAGATTATATTTTTCACTATAATAGGCCGAATCCAGATTCCTCAGTTTCTTGTATGATTGGAACTTATTCAGTAACCAATCATTAGAATGTGGATCAAACATATTAATCAGTATTGGTAAGTTTGTTGTATTTCTCTATGAGTTGTTTGAATTTCTTTTTTTGTTCAGGAGTCATTCCTTCAAAAGATTCAAAATCAACATCTTCATGCTTAATCTCATTTTTCATAAAAAAATCTCCAAACACTTTTTCAAAAATAGCATAACTAATCCATTTACCTAGACTATCGACCCAAAAATATTCCTGTCCATCATCTGGTGGAGCAGGGTAGTTATCTTTGTTATCTTTTGTAGGATCAATATCCATTTCAGATGTATCAATCTCTTCAACAATATGATGATCTGTCCAACCATAGTTTGTTTGAACATATACAGTGCCAGCATGTCTATGAAATGGACTTATTTCTGGATGAGGATTACGTGTAAATCTTTCAAAACCTTTTGGTGGATTTTCAGGATTCAAATCAGGATAAAGCATACGGAGATTTGATGCCGTAATAGGATGTTCTATCGTATTACCTAAATGAACTCGAATGTATAGTTCTTCTTCTGAATCTTCCATTATCGCCTCTTATGACCAAGAAATAGATACGGAACCGCTGGCGCCGTTAGTAGCATTTTGAGGTGCCGCAGGACCACCTAGACCAACAACTACTGTAACGTAAGTTTGCCAAGGAGGATAACCGCTTGTGACAAGATTTTGCCAAGTATATGTTACTAGACCTCCACGGCCTCCATTATAACCATTACCTGAACCTTGTTGAGGCCAACCACCGTTACCACCTGCCGCACCACCACCTACTGTTACAGAACCACCTGATCCTCCTGCATCAATACCAGGATGACCGCTACAATTGCCTCCTCCATATCCACCACCATTAGCAACTACACCACCAAATGCGCTATAACCACCATCACCACCATCGTATCCGCAGTTTCCATAACCATAAATATTGTGATTGTCACCACCGCCACCGCCTCCACCAGCACCATAAACTGCAACGTTAAGATACTGATAAATCGGAATTAGAAAAGAGTATGTACCTGGTATAGAAAATGTATAACTACCTGGAATAGGTTTACCATAAACATCTGAGATTTTTACGGCACCGGTATCACCGGTTAATGATCTGACTAATGGATCACCAAGACTAACTTTTGTATTAGAACCTGTAAAGAATTTTGCAAGGTTACTAAAAGATATTGGACCGCTAGTCTGAAATGCCATTTTTCAATCTTTCAACTTCATTGGAAAGTTCTTTAATGGCCTCGATAAGTAGAGGAACTATTTTTTCATACCTAACAGCCTTTGTCCCATCTTTTCTTTCAGCAACAACTTCTGGAAGGACTTTTTCGATTTCTTGTGCAATAACACCAACATCATGTTTGCGGATAAAGTATCCGTCTTCACCACCTAGATCATTAATATAATCATCTTTCCAATCATATTCTACACCGTTAATCTGTTTGATTTTGTCTAGTGGATTGGTTAGATTTTTAATATTATCTTTTAGTTTAATGTCGGAAGTATTGTATGCTGTAATGTTGTCTGTGGCCCAGATTTGACCTGTAATGGAAAGTCCAGATGTTGTAAATGTACCTATTGTGGAACCTGATGAACGAACAATAACAGGAGCAGAAGCATCAGATCCAATGTTAAATGTGCTGGCATTTACATAAATTGAACCCCATTGTGTTGATTGATATGCGTCTGTAAATTGTAAAATAGAGTAAGTTGAACTAGGATAAATTCTTATACCGTAATTTCCACCGCCTGTTCTAAAAATTGCTCCATTTTGATCAATTGTGTGATAATTATTAAATGATGCTGAACCACTAGTAGAAAAGTTAGCTACTGATAATGTACCTGTAGCGGTACCATTATTTTTAGGAATAGCATTTGATGCTGTAGTGTTTGCAAGAGTTGCGAGAGGTAGAACAGTATTATTTATAGTATTATTAATACCATTGGCAAAACCAAAGGCACCATTAGCAGTTCCAAATGCAGCATTAGCTACAGCATAAGCATAACCTAACTGATACCCTACATTATTAGCATAGTTATATGCCGATGTTGTATTAGAGTTAATACCAATAGCAAACGTAGAAAAGTTATTTGATTGATTAAAAGACGCAGATGCGTATATAAGTGCTAAGTTGGCCTGGTCAAAGGCTGCTGAAGCATTTACTCTAACACCAGTAATACCATTTAAAGAAGTGTTGATAGTATTTGCGTAAATACCTACTGAGTTAGCAGAACCAAATGCGGCATTTGCTGTCTGAAATGCCAAGTTTAATGTTTGGTTTGTACCACCGGCAACAAGTGTAGCATATGCTAGTGCTGCATTAGCAGCAAGCCATGCCTGATTTGCGGTATTTGCTAACTGAAATGCCGCCTGTGCAACAGCATTTGCGTTATTAGATTGTAAAAAGGCAGCATTGGCAGTATTGGAAATAGCACCTAATTGAGTATAAACATATCCTTCAAAAACATTAACCGCAGTAGAAAGGTTAGATAAGTTTGAGGTTAAGTTGGCAGTTGTAAAATACAGTTCACTAAAGTTATTATCAGTTTTAGTGAAGCATACTCTCATTACGTCGCCGGTACCATCATTCGCATATGTACCTAAGTTAATGTATTGTTGTGCCATAGTGCCTTTTCCGCTGTTTGATTATCTATTTATACTACTAGGTTATACCGCTACCCATTAACACAAATACATTTGCGCCAGATTCTATACCTTGAACACAGGTTAAGGTAGCATAACCGTTTGGTGATAGTGTTCTATTGGTATTTGCTAGGCCACCATATCTAAGTATGGTATTGGTATTCTGTGTAATGGTGATTGCGGTTGCTGTATTGTTGTATAGGTATAATGTATTACCAGCATAGAATATGGCATTAGGAACAAATATAGTTGCACCTGCCGCAATTACCGTACCACAATCATTCAATGTAAGACCGTATGCGGCCGCTTGAGATGCTATAGTTCTATTTTTTACAGATGAAATGGATGATAGAACGTTCTGACCAGCGACCAATAGAGTTGGTGATGAAATATTAGCAGCACCGTTACAATCAAGTTTATAAGCAGGTGAAGTGAAACCAATACCAAGATTTGCTGAAGCAGAAATGGTAACAGTAGGAACTGCTGCTACACCACCATTATAGAATGTTATGGCATCGGCACCACCTACAGAAATTCTACCATTACTTGTAACATAATCGACAACAATACCGTCGGTAAAGGTACCGTTAAAAGTTCCTAATGAATAAAAACCATTGCTGGTTTGCAAAATACCTGTTGATGAAATGCTGGTCAAAAGGGTCGTACCTACGCCGCCTGTATAGAAAGCAAATCCATCAAGTGTTCCCATAGAAATTCGGCCAGTGCCGGTAACATAATCAACAACGATACCGTCGGTGTAAGGACCTGTATAGTTGCCTATAGAATAAACACCATTTGATGATATGAAGTTGCCGTTAAATACAGCATTGGTGGTATTTGGAAATATAGAACTTGTTGCTGCTTTTGTGGCATATGTTGCACTAGTGTAAGCATTAATAGAGTTTGCCATTACGCCAGCATAGTTATTAGCAGCAAGAGCGGCATTATTAGCATTAACCGAAATAGCATTGGCATAAATGCCTGCTGTATTAGCAAGTAATCCTGCTTGGTTAGCTGAACTAAATGCTGAGTTGGTTAGTGTATAAACATTGACAACATTGGCATTTGTATTACCAAGTCCTAGATTTAATGCATTTACGGCACTTGTTAGATTAGAACTACTGGTAAAAAGTACCAATATGGAGTTGACAACATTTGCGTTATCTCCATATAATTCTTCAAAGTTGCTCTCTGTTTTAATAAAGGCAGTTCTAAGTGGGTCACCTGTCCCATCATTAGGTACTGTACCTACGAAAATCTTTTGTTCCGACATTTACTTACTCCGAATCAATTGTTATTGTTATATTATCTACTGTAAACTCTGTTGAATCTGTTGTTATGCCAATATATTCTGCGTTGGCATATGGTGGTGTTTCTGTTAATGGCCATTCAATAATATTTACGGTATAACCATAATCGTCTGTCGGTTGAGCATCACCTGGATGAGGTTTAATCTTTATTTCTGCCAACTTCAATGGTTTCGCATAGAATGATGCTAATGTGCATACACCATTGGTTGAAACCGCATGAATGGTATTATTAACTTTAAATGTTCCCTGTGTCGCACCTAATACTAATTGGCCTAGTTCACTATTATAATTTATAACAATACCGGTAGCGGATGCAGTATGATAACTGCTACCCTGGAAAACAGTATCATTAATCTTGAACATTCCATTTGCATTTGAGGTATTTATCCTCGTGATATATCCTGACTCTATGCTAGGATCATTATAGATATTTGTATAAACAGTGCGAATAATCTTTGGATAACTGATAGGCCCGTAGTAATACATTTTCATGGTAAAGTTAAGAGTCCAATTGACGTATCTTACGGTATCAAAATCTCCCTCATACTGAATATCGTTTGATACATTATTTAGAATAATTGGAACATCTTTTAGAGCACCAAGGTCTGGTATCATATTGGTGGATACCGTAAAATCTGGATTAAAGAATGGTAAAATCTGCTCTACAATCTGTGTTCCGTCATCAATGTTACGAGCATAGATGTTTAACTGAAAGTTAATGTCATATGGAACACCCATATAAGATGCTGAGACATGTGTGCTGGTATTTGATCTGGCGGCCTTTAATAGAGAGTTTTGCTTTCTTGTGGCATCATAAGTAATACCGGTAATTTCAAAACTCATTCTAGGTAAAAGAACTTGGATCTGTCTTAGTAAATCTGGATCTGAGAAAATACGAGTAACCATTTTCTCTTTTGGAGCATAAACAATAGGAACTAAGAACCGATTTGTTTCATCACCAGTTTGATCGTTCTTTCTAACCAATGTAATATCATCAAACAGACGACCAAAAAGGACAACTGCTTTACGAGTTAATTGGTGATAAAACGGACTATTACCTAACATTACGGTGTTCCAAATGGGTTAGTTTCGGATAGGTCAAGTATTACACCAGCATCCGTATTTACTGATAAATTATCTGTCAGATCATAATAAGAATAGTTAGTCATAGTATCAGAACCTATTGTATGCCAATTAGCGGTACTTGAAACACCTACAAGATTTGCTGTATTGCTAAACTCACCTATAATATTATAAACTAGTAGAGAAGTATTAGAAGCAAACCATTCTTTAACTGTAGCCTGCGCCGTAACAGTTCCATTAATACTATCATTGCTAGACTGGAATACAGTTTCACCCATAATAAAGTCAGCAGGAACTGTACCTTGTGAAACTCTTAGTTCCATAGTATAATTGTTCTCTGCGGCAACTTGATCAATCTCTTGAACACCTGTATTCATAGGCTCATTGGACGAACGGAATACCTCACATCTCAACTCGTAAACAAATGGTAATCTTTTACCAATGGAGTGAAACATTAATTCCTGTTCAACGAACTTAATCTCATACATCTTGTGAAGGACAGGAACATATACCAAGTCACCTTCCTGCGGCCTCATTCTCAATTCACCTGGTACTGTATTAAGAAAAGACCTACGCGAAAGGACGAATGTATCTGTGTCCCTGATCTCTAATCCGAACTTGGAGAAGAAATCACCTTGACCTTCGTGTCCAGTGACATTGGAGAGGTATGCCTCAATAAGGTATGCTTTGTTAAAGGCACTCTTGGAATACTCACCAAATACCATATCGCCTTCATCAAAGGATTCTCTAGGAACGTAATAGACGTTATGACCCATCATCTGGATGGATTCAACAATAATATCCTCCATAAGAAGGTATTCGTTATTTACTCTTTCTTGAGAAGGAAAATTGTTGAAATATCGGTTTACGGCCATTTTATCCTACTAGGAACCCTGGTGGTTCTTGATATGTGTCCCTAATCATCTGTTCAATCTCTTTGATCTCGGCAACTGCCTCATCAAAAACCTGCTGGCCGTTCATTGTGATGCCGCCTGGTAGTTGCATACCACCAAACTTTTTCATATTGTTGCCCCATTGTTTTTTGATGTATGCGGTACCTAGGGCCTTGAGCATACGGTCATTCCAGAATAGGTTATAGGCATTTGGATCTATTACTACACGACTTTGGGTGATAATGTATTGACCAGGAGTAATGTCATTATTCCAGTCCCAATGAATATAGAGTTTATTATTGATCTTGTTATAGTCAATTGGTGTTTCACCAGAGAAGATCATATCCAAAGTTCTCATATGTTGCATAGTTAGGGCATAGTTCACATAAGAGGTTGATGAAAGGTCCCAAAGGTCGTTAAGGCGTAACTGGTAGCGAAGGTCAAAGAAGGTCATTGACTGGTTAGTACCACCAACTGGAAAAATCTGTGTTACGGAGTTTACACCAGAAGGTAACTGAACATACTGATTGGTAATGTCATCTTGAGTAATCTGATGTTTTAGGTATGTCTTTTCGGTACCGTCATAGTGGAACTCTTGAAAATATTGAACGGCAATGGTAATGCAATCTTCGGCCTGCACATCGTCAACATTAACCTTGATGACCGGTTCACCTAGTTGACGGAAACAAAGGGATTTAAATTCTTCTCTGGATGCTGGTGCTGATTGTGCCATAGTAATCCTTTTTATGGTATTTCATACTATTTAGGATTATTTATCTGAACTTAGGTCCTTCAACCCATATAACTATAGACTTACGAATACCTGTTAAGACAGGTTTAACTCTATGTATCATAAAAGATGGAAAAGCAATAATTTTACCTTTATTAAAATAAGGTATTGTTGGATTTTCTTCTTTGCCTAAATTTAATTGAAATTCACCACCAGTAAAATCTTTTTCTGGTTCGGATAATAACATTACCATAGTCAATTTTCTAGTATAATTATTAGAGACATCATCAGTCACTTCATTGAGTATAGTATCCATGTGCCAATCATACATACCATTATTTTCTGAATTGTATATTGTATATTGAAATTTATTATATCCATATAAATCAAATCTATAAAATTGTTCATTTAAAGATTCGCAAATATTGTTAAACCTATCAAAAATCCAAGATGTATGTTCAATTCTGTCAAAAAATTTTATTTTTGATCTTCTGACTTTTTCAGTTTCATCTTGAGTTTTTTGACCAACTGTAGTTGCTTTTTCAAATTCTTCTTTTTCACACACATTTTCAATTTTTTTTAATTCATCTTCTGTGAAAGCATTATCCCACCAAACATAACTATATGTTATTCTTCCCATTTCAAAAGGGTTATTGTAAATCATAATATAAAAACCTTTTCATTCAAAGTAAATTATTTAAAATATAATATTTTTAGGTATAAATAAATCTGTATTTGCTTCAAAAACCGATTCTGTTCCAATTTCCTGTATAACATTTGTTAAATCATATTGAAGGTTTCCAGATTCAATTTGTTCACGTAAAAATAAAGAAGGTACAGGAGCTACGGACTTTAAAATAACATTAATATCATTTGAACTAGGATTAGGATGAAATGTGAATGTATAATTCACATCAGTTAAACATCTTGAAGGATATCCATTAGAATCCATAATTATACGACCATTATTATCAAAAGCAACTGCTAAAGAATTTTCAGTTATTAAATCTGTCCAATAACGAATAACCATTGAATGATTATTAGAATCAACTGAAATTATTCTAGAATGAACATTCATTTTTTTCTCCTTTAGACCTGAGGCCCATTGATTGTTCCTGCATTTATATAGGTAATGTTTGTCGTACCACTAACTGCCGAACCTTGAGATCCTGCTGATCCTGTAGCACCAGTAGTTCCTGCCGGAGCATTTGCACCTGCTGTTCCTGTAGCACCCTTACTACCAGCTGGACCTGTAGTTCCTGTACCTCCTGCTGGGCCTGTAGCACCTGTTGGCCCTGTGCTTCCTCCATGTCCATGATGACCGCCACCAGACGCTCCTATGTGACCTCCGGGATTATGGCCGCCGCCGGTATAAGTGTTGAAATGATGTCCTCCATGATAATGACCTCCTCCTGCACCACCATGAGCTCCTAAACCACCCCCAGGTCCTCCTTGACCTGATCCACCGCCACCTGCGGTAGAACTACCTCCGGCTGCTCCTGGAAAATGTGTATGACCACAATATCCAGGTTGGTAATTATCTCCGCTTTGACTAGCACCAACATGATAACTGTGATGTGATCCGGCGCCTCCGCCGCCAGCTGGTATTCCGGCGCCGCCGCCGCCTGCTCCTGACGTATGTTGTCCTGATTGAGCTCCAGAACCGCCGCCGCCGCCGCCGCCAACTCCTCCTGGCCCACCTGGTCCACCGGTTCCGCCGGCTCCTCCTGGTCCACCTGGTCCACCTGGTCCCGCTGGGCCACCACATCCACCTGCTCCGCCAGATGCTCCTGTTCCTCCTGGTCCACCTGAACCTCCAGAACCTCCAGAACCTCCTGTAATGGTTGTAGTATTATTTAACAGAATTTTAATACCAGGTGATGAACAAGCTTGAAAAGAAACACCTCCTGTACCACCTGTACCACCTGTGCCACCAGCTGTTGCTGGCGCTGCTGCACTGCCGGCGCCTCCTGTACCACCTGTACCACCTGTGCCACCGGCTCCGCCTGCGGATCCAGATCCGCCGGTACCACCTGTGCCTCCTGGTTGACCGTGACCTCCTGGACTTCCACTATGCGCCGGAGCAGCTGGCGCGCCGCCGCCGCCTGCTCCATAATGTCCTGTGGTACCGGTTCCGCCTGTCGATCCTTTTGTTCCTGAGGTTCCTGTTGTTCCTGTTGTTCCTGTTGTTCCTGTAGTACCTTTAGTTCCTGCAACAGAATTTGTTCCTGTTGTTCCTGTAGTGCCAGTAGTACCTGTACCACCTGTAATAACCGCAGCATTTTTGATATAAAGAAGAGAACCTGCTTTCCATCCTGAACCTGTTTGAACGGCAGGAGTTGCTACTGAGGTACTACCAATGTTTGCGTTGATGAAGACAAGAATGTTTCCAGGATAATTTGGACTACCTGCTTGTGTATAAAGATTTACGTTATTAGTTGCGGAACTAATATTGACAACTTTTGTAGGTCTGGTAATTGGAAACAAAAACATTAGTAAATTACTCCATTATCATCTATTTATCTAACATCTGGTAAGAATGATCCATACAGGTTTGTTCCATCACAAACGAATGAAATAATATCTCTTCTACTTCCGGTTGTTGTTAAAGTTGGTGCCACTGCCGCAGGCCATTTAAATACGGCATTCCAAGTTAGTGTTCTAGAACCTGTAGCATCTTGTACCACATGAAGTATATAGGTGCCAACTTTTAGATTGGTTGGTGCTGCAATTGTTCTATTACCACCAAGTGTGACAGTGGCAACCGCGCCTAATGAAACGTCCCATGAAATGGTGGCACCGTCTGTTAATGTTTGGTTAGACACGTTAGCATTTATAGTGACAGTGCCAGTAAATGTTGGTGATGCTGTAGGTGCATAACCAGCAGAACCAGTTGCCGCTGTTACACGACCGTAAACATCAAAGGTCAAGGCAGAAATACCACCTGTCAGTGTGCCTCCGGCAGCTACTGAAGTTAGTGTTACGTTTGGTGTTGTTGTACCATTTACAATGGTTACGTTAGCACCACCACCAGATGTAACTGATGTGACACCACCACCTGTAACTGATTGGTTTGCTGCTGCTGTTACACGACCATAAGCATCAATTGTAATAACAGGAATCGCAGAAGATCCGCCATATGTGGTTGCTGTAACACCTGTTGATATTAGATTTACCGTAGGTGTTGTACCACCAGAACTAAAGATTTGACCAGATGTACCAGTAACGGATGCTACCTTTGTTGCAGCAACAGCATTTGCTGCGTTGGCCATGGCACCAGCATAGTTATTTGCTGAAGTAAAAGATGCTAGAACGTTTTGACCTGCAACTAATAGAGTTGGTAAAGAAATATTAGCGGAACCAGCAACGTCTAATTTATATCCTGGTGAGTTGGTACCGATACCCAAACTACCACTAGTTAATGTCATCCAGTTAGCGATACTACCACCTGAACGGAAGTAATGTGTATTAGCATCATAATAGTTTACACCATTAGCATAATAATCGATAAAAAGATTACATCCTCCAGCACCTGCAATATATGCTGCTGTGTTACCTGCTGCACCTACAACTTGTAGTTTGGCAATAGATGATGTCGTTCCAATACCTACATTGCCAGAAGGATCAATAAGAAAACGAACAGCGCCGGCCGTTTCATCGGCGATTGCAAAACTGTTTGTAGGAGATGCTGCAGAACCATAGTTAGAAATAGACCAAATTCTATTAGGATTAGATAATCCCAATCTTGTCATAGTTCCGTCTGTGGAAGATATATAAGATTGGACGATAGAAGTACCTGAAACTTGTAAATTATAACCAGGAGATGATGTACCTATACCAACATAACCTGCTGAAGTAATACGTAATCTTTCTACTTCATCAGTACCGTTAGCTCTAGTCCAGAAAGTTAAATAACCAGGATAGTTTCCACTACTAGCAATCCAAGGACCTTCTTTACCAGACATAATACCGGTTGAATGTCTTTGAACTGTGCCGGTATCTTCGGCAAAATTGAAGATTAATGTTGTATTGGCATATGACCAGTTATTAGCATTGTTAAAAGAAATTGCTTTTACTTGAGTAGCACTTTGATATAATGATCCATTTGATCCATTTATATATAAATTAAGTGGATTTACTCCAGTAGATGATCCTATAGAAACATTACCAGGAATAGTTAGATTACTATTGGCCGTGATGTTATTGGTATTCTGTAAAGCAGTATTAGCAATACCAAATGCTGCCGTTAACCTTGTAAAATTGGCATTAGCAAGAGTAAATGCTGCCGTGGTGTTGGTTGATACACCATTAGCAAAACCAAAAGCAGCGGTTGTATTTGTTGATACACCATTAGCAAAACCAAAAGCAGCAGTAGTATTTGTTGATACACCATTAGCAATAACACCGGCCTGGTTAGCAGCAAGTCCAGCAGTATTAGCATATGAACCAGCGGTGTTTGCTGATCCAAATGCTGCATTGGCAATAACACCAGCTTGGTTAGCATAGGATCCGGCAGTATTAGCATAACCGCCTACAGTATTGGCAGACCCAAAAGCGGCAGTAGTATTGGTCGAAACACCATTAGCAAAAGCAAATGCGGCAGTTGTATTGGTTGCTACGCCGTTGGCAAAACCGAAGGCCGCGGCGCCGTTAGTTGAGGTGTAAGCATTATTTGCAACACCAAATGCGGCATTGATGACACCAAAGGCACTAT